GAGTATTCAGATAGGTAATAACTACCGCCTAGTGGGTGTTTCGCAAGTGCAGACACCTCTACAATCGTTCCAGCAGGTAATGTCTTTACACTCTTAGCCCCTGCCCAAGTAGTAAAGCCTAAGTCCCAAAGGTTTGTATCTCGTATGAGTTTCACTTTTTTATTGGTAATATCTGATATTTGCAAAGTAATAGTAGGTGGTGTAACTGGTGCAGGTACTGGTTGCGGTTTAGGTGCTGGTATTGGTGCGTCATAGCTACCAGCCTTCCATTTGTCAGCTTCGTATCGTATGCGGTTCTTGTCCATTGGTGAACACTGTGTACCAGCTTGCCACTCAAAGTGAACATAAATAGCAAGTCTTTTGCCAAACCGTTTTTCTAATTGGTCGTGTAGCCAGCCAGCCTTCTTGTAAAATCCGTCAGTGAAGTGAGGTGTACACTCTACCCCAACAGTCGTAGGGTTGCCAGCAGATGATGTCCACGCTACGTTTTCTGGTGCGATACATAGGGTTAGCTTTGGCTCTGATAATACATAATTAACCGTAGGTGCTTGCCCTTGAGCCGCCCTACCATTTAAGTAATTAACAATGCTGTCGTGGTCAGAGGCACTACCGCCTATGCGGTCTGGTGAGTTCCACCAGTGGTAGGTAACGCCATCTCGTGAGTATTTACCATAATAGTTTCGGGCTTCGGTTGGTGTGAACCAGCCAGCTTTACTCGCCCATTTGATTTCTATTGCGTAACTGTTGTCTGCCATAGTGTACCCCTTTTGCTTTTATAATAACACAAGCTAGATTTTCTTGGTAGTAGCATACCTTTCATCAGTAGCTATCTTGTCGTAAATCGCTTCTAGGGTCAGTGGTTCAAAGTATTCTATTTTGATTTCGGTTTCAGTATAGTATTTATCTGTCTCTGGGGCGTAGATAGGGCGTTCAGTATTTAATACGAGTGTATTAACTTCATCAGTTAGTTCTATTGCACGAGCTACTACTTCGGGTTCGCCTTTGCCTTCTGGAGTTAATTGACTACTTAATGTATCTAATTCGGTGCGTAGTGTTTCAACATTTTCATCATATTGTAATGCTAAGTTGTTTGTGTCAATAACTGCTTTTTCAGCGTCTCGCATAGCTTTAGTAACATAGCTTGCAAGCTTAACGGTCAGCTCTTTGCCATCATATTCAAAAGACTTAATTTTGTGGTATTGGGTGGTTACGCCTTTATCGTCTGTAATGTCTATTCGTAGTGCCATAGTATTCCTTTCATTTTATTATACAGTTCTTTTCCACATATAGCAGGTTATGTATGGTTGAAGGTTTTCAGCATTACCGCCACCAGCGAGGGAGTTAAAGTTACCACCGACTTCGCCACCAGAGTTAGAGCCAGTCGTATTAGTGGTCACAACCGCTCCAGTGTTCGTTAGGTAGCCATAACCATAGTGTGACCCACTTGCTCCAGCACCGTTAAACAGCCAGTTATTTTGTGCGTGGGTGTGCGACTGTAATAGCTTGTGTCCACCTGTTTTTCCAACAGTGTTAAACTCTGTCTGTCCAGTATCAACACCAACTGGTACTCTACCAGTACCCCACGCTACCCAAGTGCCACCATAGATTGCTGAAACTGCACCAGCAGTAGTCAATGCCGTTGTTTGAATAATCATACCAACGTGGCTAGGCATTAGCGGTTGCTCTTTGTTGTATATCAAATCATCTGAAGTGCTAACACGCATAATCGCTATACCACGACTGACAGTAGTAGCAACCGTAGTGGTAGTGAGTACGTCTATAATCTTAAACTCAAACTCATACTGCTTAGTATTGTCTAGGCTCAAGGTAAAATCTGTGGTCGTAACAGCTCCAGTAGTAGTGTTTAGGCTACTTGCTCTGTTAGTCCAAGAACCCCAAGTGCCACCAGCTTCACGGTATCTATACTGAACTCCGCTTGTACTATTAACGGTGTTCTTTTTTGTTCCAGCAACATCTAGCATACTAACTGAACCATCTATATGTATATTAGTGGTAGCTTCAAAGTTATTAACACGCACGGTAGTCGCATTAACAACTGGTGCTGTATAAGGCACTATATTAACCGTCTTATTAACTACGGTCTGGTTAGTTCGGCTGTCTCTGGCTGTAACGGCAAGCGTCTGATTTGTTCCGACAGATAGTACCCCAATATCGTTATCTACGTCTGCTACATTTGACCAAGTTTTTTCGCTAGATAAACCTGCAACAGAGTATAGGTATTTCACCATTGTGGCAGACTTATTTGCGGTTGCTTTATTAGCTACGGTAACTTTGGCTTGTAATGTTGAATAGCCTTGAATTAAGTATTGGTCATTACCAGTAATGGCTACGGTGCTTGCGTTCGTGTCTTTGTAGGTGAAGTTAGTAAATGTAGGATTACCATTTACTATGGTTATTGTTCGGTCAATCCAAGTCCACGAGCCTACACCACCAAGACTATCGTGTACAACAAAACGAATAGTTGCTGAATTGACATTAGCCATAGCGGTGCGTATAGCGTCAAGTTCTGGTGTAGTTAATGTCCAAGTATAACGAGAGCCAACATTAGCTCTTGGTGCTATTGCACCAGAAAGTGTTGGTATCTCTATGAAAACATCTACGGCTGTTCCAGCAGGGTTGGTAAAATCTACCCAAGGGTTGGCAAACTCATCATTTTGGTTTCCGCTCGCATTAGTAATAGCAGAGTGCATTGGTATGTTGTCCATAGCCCAAGAACCACTGCCAGATGTATTAACAGCTGCGTTATAGATACCAGCCTGTGCTGAAGCCCCAAAGCTTCTATTACCGTTGCTGTCTGTCCAGAGGGTTTTTGAACCTGATAATATCGTAGTAGCCCCACCACCATATGCTTTAGTCTGCCCTGCTGAGTACCCTTGCCCATCTACGTTCATTGAGTTGTTGTAACAATACTGCCAATAGGTTGTATTACCACCATATGTTTTCAGAGTGTAAGAAATGTTATGGTAGCCTGAAGCACCTGACCTGCCCCAACTATCACGCCACCACTCAAATACTAACCTACCATAATAGTTACCACCGCCCTGTCCACTATCAGAGGTTATGAAATAGCCACTAGTTGCCATTTTGTATTACCCCTTCTTCAATAAAGAGATTGCGTATGTACTCAATTAAATCATCACCCCATTTTGGTTTGGTGAGATGTTGTGCAAGCTGGTTGTTATTCCAAACTATTGACATACCGCTCACGTTCTTAAACGGTTCTTTGAAATCTTTATAGGCATTAGTGAGTGCGTCATCTAGTGTCTTAAACCACTTACCGTCATAGCCAAAAGCCTGTATGCTCCCGTCTTTGTATTCTACTTGTATTTGTAATTGGTCTGTGTCTTTCATATCTTTATTCTAACTCACTTTCACAAATGCCCAGCCTTGAGCCGTGCCAGTCGTAATAGGTACTACTTTAATAGGTGGCATAGTTATTTGACCTTCAACAGATAGCTTACTCAATTCAGTGGTATCACGGTTTAGTGAGAATACTTTTTCTTGAGTACCAGAAGTGGTTGAGTAACCAGCAAACTCCAGTGGCGTAATCTGCACAAAGTCGCCAGCGTAAACATTAGATTTTACTTTGATACCCTCGTTATTAAGCGACACTTGCGTATTAAGTATTTCTCCGCTTGCTTGTGTCCATTGTGTTAATGTGTCGCCAGTAACAAGTCGCATATCGGTTATAGCAAAACTATCGGGGCTGGTAGTTTCAATAACTACATCTAGGTAGCCCATTGTTGGTTGAATAGCTACAAGTGATTGTTCATTCCAAAGGTAAGCCGTGCTAGCGTCTAGCGAAATTGTGAAGTCATCTAGGTCATTAGTTAGGTGTACTATGACACTACCAGTAGCGTTTTTCTTTGCTCTAAAGCCAAATGAGTATTTACCACCAGCTTGCACATTAACCCTCTGGGTTAAAGTTCCATCGCCAGTCATATTTATCTGCATACCAGATACAGCACCATAGCTCATACTTTCAGGGCTGGTGTTTGTTGAGAAGCCCCCAGTGCCAGCATATAGCCAGTAGGTTATATCGCCATTTGTTTCAGTAGCATAGCCAACAGAGTTTTGAATTAGGTTGTTACCGCCTGTGGTTTGTATGGTCTGGTTTATCGTGTCTATGGTCTGGTTTATTTCAGTGTAGTTAGCAAGTACCGTGTCATCAAGCGTGGCTAGTTCTGAGACAACTGATGTTATCTCTTGCTCTTGCTTGTCTACTTTAATCTCAGTGTTGTAGATGTGCTTAATAATTCCACCTGCGGTCTGGCGGTCTATCGTGTCTTGACTAGGTATGGTTGAGATAATCGTTTCAGTAATCCCACCAGCAATCTTCATCGTGTGTTCAACTACCATTGGGAAATAATCAACAGCGTCAATAGTCGTAGTAAAGACATCGCCTATTTCGTACCAGCCGTGTCCTTCAGTTTCAAGCGTAATCTCATCTACCTTAATAAATGGGTCATCGTTGATTAAAGCGGTGTACAGCTCGTTAAGATAAGCAGTACGGTCATCGTCCATTATCTGGTTGTTCACAAATGAGTAATTTGTAACTCCGTTTGTAGTAATGTCAGTCTCATCGCCTACTAAGATGTTATCATTCTGTGGCATACGGCTTGCGGTAATCTGGTTTAGATTGCCAAAGTGCTTACCAATCTTGAACTTAATAAGATTTGCTTTAGTCATCACCTCTGCATTGAGGTCATATGGTACAAAACTCAAAATCGGTTCGTTAGTTGGGGTGGTATCGTCATAGCGTAATATGGCAGTAGTGCCTGTTGCTTGTGCTATCTCATTTATGACATCACGGTATTTAGTATTTGCTATGTTTTTCCAGAGGTTCTGGCTTATTAGCTGGTCGTAGTTCGGCAAAGTGTTAAATGCTGGGTCTAATGCCCACTCAAACTTGCTGGAGACAAGCGTAGCTAGGGCTTGTAGCGTGATAGGTGAGGTAAACTGGTCATCGGTTAGGTCGTATGCAGTTTTGCTCGCAGTGTACATACCATCATACATCGTAATAGTGGTCTGGTTTGCGTCTACATCTACGGCTACGTTATCTACTAAGAACTCACCTAATCTAATGTAATCAAAAGCTCCAGTGTCTGGGCGTTGTATGCCTAAATAAACACCATAGGTTCTGCCATTAGCTATGCTCCAATCACCTAGTAGCTTGGCTTTGATAGTCTTTAAGCCTGTATTAAACCACGCTCCCACGTTTGAATACTCCGCAGACTGAAAATCGGTACTACTATCAAAAGACTGGGGGCTACTTACAGCCCTATCAGTAAATAACATCTTAACGGTCTTACTACTAGCCGTTGCGTTCGTTACATAATTACCAGTAGGCGTAATCATTACCAGCTCCGTTTTGTATTAGCTACAATATCAAACTCTAATTCTTGCCAGTAACTGCCTTGTCTTTGCTGAAGGGTAGGGTTTATGTTGCCATTTAAGTGAAACTGCTCTGTTTTAACAGTGCCAGTGTGAGCGTCATAGTATTTCACATTGAAATATGGCTGTAATAGATGTCCAATTAGGTTTTGCATAGTAGCTTGGGTCATCGGGGCGGTCTTTAATACAAGGTTGGTAAAGTTACCTATCAAAGCACCCCTAAATGCACCTTCCATATTTCTGGTGGCACTAGCATATAGTGGCTCAATCTTTGGTGAGTATTCTTTCACCCTAAAGGCGGTGTAGGTAGTAGAAGGGTTGCCAATCTCAATCAGGTTTGCACTAATATCAGCCATTACCTACTCCCTTCTGTTATGGTAAAGAACTCACTATGATATGTTTCTTCTATCATTCTGAGAGGGTTTACTTGCCACTGCAAAACAGCAACATATTGGCAAGTATCACCAATAGTAAACTTTGGTGCAATCTCTACTGGCAGTGCTTCAAACGTGTATTTACCCATTGGTATATCGTCTGGCAAGTTATTTGTAAGGGTAACTAAGTTGCCACTTTTGCATACTATTATTGGTGCGAAAGCAGGGCGGTAATCTGCGACTACTTCCAGCTCAACTTTAAGTAGTAGGTCATCGCCAACTGCCACTTCGTTGTTTTGGTTCAAAACCTCAAACGGTTGCTTAACGTGTACTATGGTATACGGTATAAATAACCAGTAAGCCACTAGTAGCAATATAGCTATTGCACTAATAATCCCTGCCCAAGCAAACCTGATGAACCATTTATGAACTTTCTCATTTCTGTGTATCATTTCAGTACAAATCCTAACAACGCTACCATAACGCCAGTTAATACTATTCCTACCAGCCCATAGACAAGCTTGCGTACTGGGTCAAAAGCTTCAACCTTAACAAATATCTTGTCAGACTTTTCTTCTAGCTGTTCAAAATCGGCTTTCAATTCTTTACGCATATCATTTATTAGTTGGTAAACTTTTTCAGGTTTCATTACAGTGTCAATCCATTAAAGCCTGTGGCGTTAGTTCTGTCGTTCAAAATCTCTACAATGGCTCTACCTAATTCAGTGCCGTTAAGCTCAATGATGTTTTCAATCACCATAGGTTTGCCGTTGCCCATAGAATTATTTAACAACCCTGCTACCTTATCTGTCCAGCCTGTATTATTTTCTAGTGGTACGACTGCTTCCGCTCCAGCTTCACCAATCATAGCCATTGTAGCCCCATTTACGACACCACCTTTAGCCATCTTAGGCAAAGTTAATCTGCCAATAGGTGAGATTGAAACACCTGGAAGTTTGTTTATTAGCTTGATAGCTCCGTTGATTAGGTCAATAACCGTGTTCACAACGCCAGATACGATATTTATAACACCGTTCACAACCGTCTTAAATGCTCCACCTATGGCGTCTCCTACTACTTCGCCTACTTTGCCGAATATGCCTGTAATCGTGTTCCATACGCCTTGAAAGAACCCTGCGACAGCACCAAAGGCAGACTTGATATTCTCCCACGCTTGTTTGAATATGTTGCCAAAGAAGGTCGTGATAGGCTCAAACACTTTTACAATCTTGCCAAATACTTCTGCTATGAAGTTCCAGACTTTGGTGAACACATCGCTCACTACGCTCCATATGGCTTTGAAGGCTACAATCAAAAGCGTAAAGATAATCTCGTATATCTTTATGTATATCTCAATAACCTTGCTGACAATCGCCCAGACAAACTCAAATATATTTATCACTGCGTCTACGGCTGGTTTTAAGAAGTTCCATATAGCGTTTACGACAGACTTAAAGGCATTAACTAAGGTGTCCCAAATCTTTACAAACACACCAGACAGCCAGTTCCAGCCTACCTTAAAGGCTTCTATAATGGTGTCCCAGTTCTTTACTACGATGATAATAATGGCAATCAGTAACGCAATAGCGGCTACAATAGCCAATATGATGAGGAATATAGGTGATGAGACAAGGTTTACAATAGCCATCACAACGGCATAAGCTCCGAGTGCTACGACTAAGATACCTACCGCAATAGCAAGTCCAGCTAATACGGCTTGTCCAACTTCGCTCTCTTTGAACCACTTTACCAATCCCTCTAGCCATTTTACAAATGCGTTATTCTTAATGGTGTCTTGCACTTTTTTCAGTGCTTCACCCATACCGCCAAGAGCGTCAGCCATACCTTCAATATCGCCAATGTTGCCAGCAGGTATTTCTACTCCACCGCCACCACCGCCAGCTCCAACATCTGAACCGCCACCGCCACCTGCACTGCCAGTATCTTGTTTTAAGACTTTGACTTTATCAAATCCAGCTAGTGCGTCTTTGGCTTCTTGGGCTGATTTCGCAATACTCTTAGCGTTCTTAGCTCCGCCACCTAGCCCAGTGCTAATCTTTTGGCTACTAGTAGCCATTTTGCTCGTGTCTGCACTAGCTTTAGCCGTAGAACTGTTGCCACCGCCAAACAGTCTTGCTACCGCTTGGAACATCGCAAGTAGAATACCTATGAAGGTCTTAATAACTGCAATCACTATGGCTATGGCTGGTGCTAGTTGAATAATAGCTGGCACTAACGTGGACTTCACAAAGTCTGCAACCATCATCATTATCGGGGCAAGTCCAGCTCCTAAAATGGTTTTGGCGTTCTCCATATTGGCATTGGCTACTTGTAATGCTCCTGTAACCGTGTTTAAGCCCTCTCTGGCAAAGTTTCCAGCGTAATCGGTTGTTCGGTCTAGGAACATTTGGTAAGCCAGTCCTACACGCTCAGCAGTGGTCATAGCGTCTACGCTAGCAGTGATACCATTTTGTAAGGCATAGGCTTGTAGTGAGGCATTTGTCATCGCCACACCCAAGTTGTCCATCATTGTTAGGTTGCCCTTCGCCATACCAGAGACACTTTCCAATGCTCTTTCAGCCGTAATGCCCATTACAGAGGCTACGTCAGTAGCTCGTTGAATAGCACCAGTGGTCATCTCCATCGCCTGTTGCGTTGAATAGCCAGCACCCTTAAATAAGCTACCCATTATGTTAGCTGTTTGTAGGTATTGAGATGTTGAAACACCGATATTATCGGCTGATGTACTCGCTGACTTTACAACGTCTTTAGCAAACTGCCCAAAGACTACTTGTGTACCGCCTAAGTTCTGCTCAAAATCCGCAAAAGCTTTCTGACTTTCTTTTACGAAGTTACTTATAGCACCTACGGCTTTAGTTAAGGCTAATCCAAGTCCAACTCCAAGTGCAACTCCGAGTGGACCGAGTTTTGAAGTTAAAGCACCTGCACCAACACTAGCGTCAGTCAAGCCCTGCTTCATATTTCGGCTATGTCGTACACTCTCACTAGCTGCGTCATTAAGCTGTTCTGCACTCTTTTGGGTGTCTTTCAACGCCTTCTGTGCAGAACTGCTATCGCCTGTAATCGTGATATTTACATTTTTGCTCATACGTTCAACCCTTTATCTTTTAGCCACTGCTCTGTTTCAGCTTCTGAATAAACTTTTTTTAATCCAGACTTCTTTTTTCTGGTGGCTACTGGCTTTTTTGGGTATTTCTTTGGGGCGTTCACCGCTACCCCAACATACGAGCCTAAGATGTGGTTGAGGCTATCAGTTAAAACTGCGATGTCTTCAGTCCTGTCCTGATAGCCCTGCACACAATCAACGAACTCACCAATGGTAAGCTCATTATATTCGGCTGGCTTCAAGCCTATTTGAAATGCTAGGCTTGTGTGCTGTCGCCAGTAGGTTGTGAAGGTGCTGACGCTTTTGCCATCTGCTTCTTGGCTTGAGCTAGGCTGGCTTTCACCTGTACTCTGGTTGCCTCTGGTAAAAAACCTGCTTCACCAATCCCTTCCATTATGGTTACAAGGGAAGTGTCTATACCACTATCTATGGTTTCACTGGCTTGTTCTTCATCTAGTCCCCCTGCTTTAAGTAGGAAAAAGATTGTGTAAATCCCAATGTCAGTCTGAAGCGATTGCACAGCACTAATAAAGTTTAGCCCTGTCTCTTTTTCAGCTTTCATTATGTTACTAGCTTTGTAATTCAGTGTTGCCATTGTGGTCTCCATCGTTCGTTAGTTGTTAATTTATCAAACTGCTATTAGGCAGATGAACCGTTGTTTGTGTAAACAACTGCACCAGATACTTTAAGCTCGCCTTCGTAGCCCATAAGTCCATCGGTAGTTTGTTCACCCATCGCTACACTTGCGAAGTACCCAGTAAATACTGCGGTGTCTCCGTTTGCGTAAGTAGCTGTAAAGGTTTTGCTTTCACGGCTCTTTACTAATGCAAAGATACGTCCAAAAGTGTTATCACCTTGTACGATGTTTCCAGCAAATGATAGGTTCTCAACGCTTTGAGCCCCTGCAATCATCTCACTAGCACCATTTGGGCTGTCGTGGTCTGTTACATCTATTTCTTCATTTGTTACTTTTACAGAACCTAGTGATGTAAGGTGTGTAATGTATTTTACACCGCTATCTACATAAGCTAGTTTTGCTCCGATTGCTCGTGTTCCAGCCATCGCTTTATCTCCTTATTATTCTTTTTAGTTATGACATCGTTGTTAAGCGTATTATACCACAAATGGGGTTAGATAGCCTCACGGTAGGTAACTGGTAATTGTATATCACAGAACAGTGCTACGCCTGTTTTGCTGGTGGTCGTGTCAATGGCACTTACAGCCGTATCACCAATGTTGTAGTGGCTATTGCCTGTGGTCTCTGGCAACCAATCACTGTTCAATGCAGTAAATAGCAAATCCTGAAACTCAATCAAGGTATCAACAACCGTCTCATCAGGTATCTCGGCTTGCCCCATATCTAGGTACAGTGAAACTATAAAGTTCATCGTATAATCTTGCCATCTGCCAGCTTCATCTGTCGTGAGTGATATACCAGCAGGTAATACTCTAACAGTGGGGTATTGCTCAAATGCGTCTTGACCACTACCGACAATAGACTGCACGGTTGTACCGTCAGAGGTTGCTGGTAAAGTCCCTAATAATGTTACTAATGCTGATTTAACGTCTTTTGTTCTGCTCATAATACCCCCTATATTACCTCATCTATTACTTCTTGTAAGCTTTTACTCATATCGCCAATAGCATACTGCTCTGCTTCTTGAGCTGTTTTAGCCTCGTATGGGTGTGCTTTTGTACCGTGTTTGGCTATGCCTCTGGCAACTGCATATGGGTTCAAGCCTTTAATCCTTGCCCAAGGGGTAATTGCACCTATTGGTGGGTAGTGCGGTCTCGTGCCAAACTCTACATAATCGGCATACTGAGCTTGAGGTTCAATTCGCACAGACAATCTATTCTTGAAGTTAAAGGTAACGCTACGCCTTAGATTTCCACTAGCCCCTGCTGGCATATTCCTAACGAAAAATCCCTGAGTTTTAATGGCACTTCGGGTCAAACTTGTATGTATGCCAATCAAAACCTTTTCAGGTGCAATTTGTAGTGCTTGCCGTAGCTCTTTATCTTTAATTACTACTTTCACTGCTAATCTCCCCAGTGGTTTCGCAAGAGGCTTCTAAATGCCCAACACTTCCAATCTGGTTGTAGTTTGCAATACCGCTCACATATAGAGATAGCCCATTTGATATAAGTAGCTTATCGCCTTCTTTAACATCAGCCCCTTCGTCAAAATAAACCGTGTAGTTATTACCTACGGTCAATCCTTGTGATAGGCTCTTGTCTGCACTAACTGGTACAGCTAGACAGAGTACACCAGATGATACTGGTAGGTAGGCTTTTACTTGCCCTTGCCCAGTCGCAACCTTACGCATAATTTGGGCGGTGTGTTCTAGTAGCCCAATCATCGTTAAATGCTCCCAAAGGTGTAAGACTGTATGACAGGATTACTCGCACCTGCACTATTAACCGCTTGGGCGTTGTAGGAGACGCTGTACCCACCGACACCCTCACTTGCGACATCTCGCCCATCTTTACGCTTAAAAGCCGTTCCTGCAAGCTCTAGTGAAGCCAAAATTAAGTCAGCTGGTATTTCTGAGCATTGTACCTTGTAAGTTACCTTTATGGCGTTAGCCCCTGACTTGTTATCAAGCGTGAGGTTATCTCCACCGTTTATC